CTCGTTAGCAACAATTGATCTAAAATCGGCATCAGATACTGTAAGCCTGACGCTGGTTGAAGAGTTGTTGCCTAGTGATTGGGTGTCTGCTATAAAGCTATGCAGATCTCCCTATGGAGTTCTACCTTCCGGTGAGAAGATTCTCTATCGTAAGGTTTCGTCTATGGGAAATGGCTGCACTTTCGAGTTAGAGTCCCTAATATTTTGGGCTCTTTCGTCTGCTGTGGTCAAGTACTTACGCGAATCGGATCGACGCCTTGCAATCTATGGTGACGATATCGTCATACCTAAGGGTTGCGCGAAGCTGTTGATTGAGGTCCTAAACCTCGTTGGCTTTGATACCAACCAGGATAAAACCTTTATTGATGGCCCGTTCCGGGAGAGTTGTGGGAAACACTACTTCCGGGGCGTCGATGTTACACCTATCTACATCCGTGAGGATGTGGACAGTGCGGAGCGCCTTATTTGGCTCGCGAATTCTGTGGCCAGGTTGGCTTACCGGTTAAACGGTAGCTCCTGGTCTCGTGACTCGCGGCTTAGACTGGCTTATGACAGCATCGTTGAGATGCTGCCAGAACGACTCCGTTGCCCAACTGTTCCCTTGGTCGGTATTGACAATGAATCGTTAACCGATGTGGGGCTCGGCGGTGACTTTGACGAAGTCCGTCCCAACATGATACTCCCGACAGCAAGGGAGAGGCGTAAAGGCTTCTACCCTTGTATCGAAGGCTATGTCGTGACTGGGCGTCGAAGAGAGTACAAGAAACGCGTGCTCTCTACAGTTGGAGTTCTCTTGAAGGCTCTTTATTGCCCTCCTGAGATTACTGGACCTCTACTAGGGTCTACTGTTCCAAGAATCTCCGATACACTGGAGATTGAGGAAGGTGTAAGTGCTTGTGAGATTCCTTTGCAAGCATTCACGTACAAACCTGTCAAGTTTGTCGTGCAGCGGTGGGGGAACGTCGGCCCGTGGTTGTAACCGGCTAAGCCGGTAGGACCGACGGCGTTCTTGCCCTAACAGGGCGGGGCGAAAGCCCCTGGGGGGACATATGTCCCTTAAACGTAACGAG